ATGTTACCGTAATGTGTATTCATTTTTGCGATGGGCTACCCGTTGCGGGTGGCGCCACAATCTGTCCAAGGTGATGCTTAAGCTGTTGCTCTGTCAGTTCGTAGCTGTTAAGCCACATGCGCCCGTCGTCTGGCTTTGTGTTCTCAAACTGCAGCAGCCAGTAGCCACACCAAGTCCATTGCATCGACTTGATGCCGTAGTGCTCATTCCTTGCAAGTATGCCCAGGCGCATGGACTCATCGATGAGCTCCATTGTCAGGCGTTGACCGTAAGCAGGCTCGCACTGATAGCATTTCATCTCGACAAACGCCAGGCGGTTTGTGCTGTAGTTGCGCAAGACAAAGTCCACGTCATACGTGGTGAAACATGACGGCCTCGTACTGCTCGGTAGGTTATTGCGTATCCACTCGCTCATGCCTTGCTCCCTAAATCCTGTGCGCTCTTCAGTCGTGCTCATTCGTATGTGATGTAACTGAGTTCGTCGTAGTAGTCTCCATAGGTCCAGCTTGCGTCGTCGTACCATGCCGTTCCTTGGCACTCTTGCGGTTGTGGCATGACGTGCACAGTGGCTGCAGGTTGCTTACGTCGTAGAAAGCACCGCCCTGCGTGACTGGCCTGATGTGGTCCACTACGTTGGCCTGCCATCCGCATGCTGCGCACACTGGGTGTTGCTTTAAAAATGCCTTGCGTAGTTTCCTCCATAGCTGTGACCAGTATCGTTTATCCTGCTTCCGCTTAGCAAATGGTTTCGCCAACGACTTTGAGTGTAGCGCGCCGCGATGCGTTCGATTTATATGAGCCACGATGTATGTCTTTTACCATGTAATGCAGACGCTCATTCTGCGTTCCGCTCATCCCTGTCTCGCCCACGTGCACCTCGCCGTGTTGATCTGTCCACGTGTATTCTACGCGTAAGGTCTTGCGGTATGCTTCTATTGAAGCTGCGATCTGCCGCAATGCGCTCTGCGAGTATGGCTGCAACTTTGGCTTCATAGTATTCAATCCATTCTTTGAGTTTGTCATTGGTCGCTCTTTTTCCTGTTGTTGCTATCTCGTATATCTCATCGCACACGCCCTTGCCGTACATGCGCTCCAGTGCTTTGCTGTAGAGCCACTGCTGGCCGCCGCTCTGCATGTTGCAGCCCTTGCATTGCCCGTGGACGTTTATGCCCATCCAGCGCGCCGCTAAGAACTTGCGGCTGATAAAGTGCCCTGCATCGACTTTCGTCCAGTGCTCGCGTTTGCCGCAGGTAATGCACCTCACCATGCCTTTGCTGTCGCTGTCACGCAGCCGCACAAACCAGCTGAAGCACCTATCCAGTCTGCTGGTCAGTATCGCCCTCTCGCTGCGCTTGCGCCGTGCCTTTCTCTTCGCCTTGCTGTTCGTGTTGCTCCTGGGTTGTTGCATCCGCTTTGTCATTTGGATAAGGTATGAACGTCCTGTCTAACACCTTGCGCGGCGTCTTGAGCAGTCCTTCTGCGTCCAAGTCGCGCTTCAATCTCTGCCAGTCGATGGCTGCTGTCTCCACGTGCTGCTTTTTCTTATCAACGTGCTCCTGTTCACGCATGGCGACTGTGTTCTGCATCTCGTAGTTGCGGATGCAGTCAATCAGCACATTGGTGGTGAAGTTGCCGTAGAGGTCAAAGCGGCCCTGTCGTATCTGCTTGAATGCAATTAGCACTTCCTCCAGCTTAAGGCTTGGAAACAGCTCGCAGATGTCTTCTACTGCGTCCTGGAGGTCTGTCTGCGTCTGGAAGGTGCGCGTAGCATTCACGTGACGCACCAGGCGCTCCAGCTCTGCCAGCATGGTAAGCCTAACCTTTGCAGGCTCTGCTTTTAGTGCTTTGCTCAATGACATACCGCGCTTGTACGCCTGGGTGACTGTCAGGCCCTGCATTGCTTGCCTGCTATTTTCCAGCAGCCCAAGCAAGTGCTTGTTCTCTATCAAGCTCAGGCCGTTTTCCGCTTTTTGCTCCTTTAAGCTCAAAGAGTCCTTGCCAGCCTTGGGCAATGCTTTGCTGGACGATTGCGATTGCGATTCTGTAGTCATCATTTGCCATTTTTTTGAGGTTGTGCAGTGCTGCCTGCTCGCCGTTGTCGGTGTAGCTTTTGTAGCGCCTGTCGCGACGCTCTTGCAGCCATGCTTTCCACACCTCCAAAAATTCATTTTCAGTGAATGGAAAAACGACCTCTTTTTTAAATGTATTCTTAGTTGTTCTTTCTACTGTATTAGTATGTGGTAATTTTGACGATGCAGAGTCGTCATTTTTCCCATGCAGACTCGACATTTTTCCCATGCTGCCTAGGCTCAAATGTCGCACACGGCCATTGAAGTAACACTCCAGCAGCTCCAACTCCACCAATTTCTTGATGATGCGCTGGACCGTCTTTGGCGTGATGCCATACTGCTGCCGGATTGTGTCATTGCTCTTGTGGAAGGTCTTGCCATTCTTGCTGAATGACTCTACCTCGGCCATAAACGCTTTCTCTGTCATAGTGAGCCGCTGATCTAGCCACACCTCTGCAGGTATCCAGATACCAAGAAACTCACGTTCGCTCATGCAAATGGGTCCTCACTGTTCAACAATGCGTCCAAGTTGACGCTCAGCGTAGCCATAGCGGTCTCAACCTCTGGCACAATCGGCCCAGGCACTGGAATGACTGTGTACTTAGTTTCGAGACCTTCGCCCTTGCGTGTGATGCGCAAATCGAATGTGTTAGGATGCCCAAAGTCTGGCTCCATTGTAATGTCGTGCAATGCGTCGAACACGCTCTTTTGCGTAATCTCCCACACCTGAACGCACTGGTCGTCGTAGTTCCACACAGCTACTGCCAGGAACTTGCGCGGCTTATCGCCGTCGCGGTAGTTCGCCTCTGGCTTGCTGTCTTTCCAGTGCCACCGCACAGGCTTGTTGTCCTCTGTCCAGCACACATAGCCTTCCAGGCCTTTCTCGCTCAAGATTCGCACTTTGCTGGTCTTGTCTTTTGCAGGGCGGAAGTAGCTGCCTGCGTTGTTGTTCGCCTTCGCGAAGTCTTCAGAAATAAAACTCATAACACTTGGTTTTTAAAAGGTTCGATTTGGTTGATCATAAGACGAAGCAGAGCGCTCACAGATACGCCCATCTTGTTGGCCTTGTCTTGTAACACGTCGCGCTGAATCTCAGTCATGCGGACGTTCATTCTTATAGGGTAGTTCTTCATGTATTCAATCATGACCGCGTAATTGGGCCGCATGCTTCGTAGCCCATGCTTTGAATGCCTTGCAAGCGCTTCTGCACGGTGCGCTCATCCTTAAACCACCAGCGGGTAAGGTCTTTGCGGTCTTTGTGGCGGAAGTCTTGAAAGCACCTAAAATCCATGTCTCGCATGCGTTCGCGCATAAACTGTGCGCCTGCATCTGGAAGGCACTTGTACCCGCCTTCGCGGAAATCTACACCGTTGCGCTGGGTGTGGTGGCCGTAGCCCTCGTGCATGTAATCGTGTGTCATGTCGATTGGTTTTGTGCGTGGTTGTACTGCATCCACTGGTTATAAGTCATGGGTTTGTCTGGCACCACGCTGTGCGATATGCCGTTGGGTTTGAGAGCTTGCATGACACAAACGTACGTCACTTGTACGCCACTTGTATGTACAATGCGTGTGTAGTTATTCACATCGACATGTTGACACACAGAAAAGGGCCGACACAATGCCAGCCCTTCACTTACCAATCTGATGACTCATGTCAGTCACGACTCTCAAACATGCTGACGACTAAAGGTACAACGGCAATGGCACACAGGCAAACAGCCTCCCAGCTCATACCGTGCGTGGTGATGTCGTAGCAGGCTGTCGTAGCAATCATGCCGCCAACAGTCCGCTTCGCACTCCAGCGCTTGAGGTCGCCCTTGGTCTTGAACGCTTCCGTGAGGTCGGCGCCTGCAAGTGCCTTAGTAATAAGTCCAGATAACTGCTTCATCTTTCTCAACGTCACAATCTACATGTACAAACCCGTCACCGATGCCAATGCGGTCAAACCCTGCCGTGAGCAGCGCCGTGATAATCTCCATGCGCTCGCGCGACGTGCCGCAGGCGATGTCGGCAGCCAGCCCTTGCATGTGTGAGCTCCTGCGCGATCCGCCCACTGCATGGTTGTGCGCCTCGGTGCGGTAGCCGCTGGTTATCTTAAACGGTATGCCTGCAAAGTCGCGGGCGTCGTCCAGCATCTGCAGAAAGTCCTCATCCATGTTGTGCCCGCTGCCTAGCTCGTCAGGGCTGTCAAATTCGCAGTAATTAAAGTACCTCATCTTCCTGTCGTTCTTTGCGCACCTTCAACGCGCGTTCAATGTTCCACCACATCAAGGTAAGGCCTGCGCAGATAGTCACAGCAGTGTCCACGTAGCCCACCAGTACGCTGCCCACGTATGTGACGTTCAACGCGTTTTGCAGGTGACATTTAAGCTCATTCATCGTTTACGTCCCATCCTTCGTTCAACATGTATCTCTTGTCTCGCACCGTCACCGTGTCTGGCAGTATGTCGCCAAAGCGCACGTGATTATTTTGATGAATAAACGCAGCAAGGTTGTAGCGTTTGCTGGCTGTCAACTCAGGAAAGCACGCCGTAAGGCGCTCAAGGTTGCAGTTCTCGTGTACTCGTATGCGGTAGTCAGTGTCTACAATTAGCGCAGCCTGGTTGTCGTCCTTTGGGTGCGTTATCATCTCAAAGCAGGTCGCGGTGCTTTCACTGTCGCGCTGCATGTACACGGGCCTGCTTACGTTGTACAGCTCGCGCGTAATAGCCTTAGCTCTGTCGTAGCTGTTCAGCGCGCCTTGCGGTTTTACTACTATCCACTCCATCAGTAGCTGCTATAATAGGTGTTCATTGTGTCAGATATAGCCTCGTGATCGTTTTGCGCTGTGCCGCGCGACCATACTACCACCTCCTGCGTAAAGCCTGTGTGCGCTCCTGCGCTGTTGTCGCTGCGCGCGCCGACGCGGAAGCTAGTGCTGGCATCGTTTACTGCTACGCTCGGCGGGCTGCTAGCCACGTTCGTGCCGTCAAAATCTGCCGCCTGTACGCCGTTTTGCGCTTTGGCAACTACTATATACTGCGCGCCGCTTGTTATGGCGCTGCCGTTGTCTGTAAAAATTCCAGTTGCGTTGCTGTATCGCACTGCCCAGCGCAGGTTATCGTTGCTTGCTGTCATTTGCACTTGGAATACTTGGCTGCCTGTACTGCTTGCCCAATGACTTACCATGTTGTTGCCCGATGTGAGCTGATTGACGCTGCCCACCCATGCCGCCACAAGTTCGTTAATATTGGCATTGGCATTAAAGTTAGATGCAGCAGGTAGCGACTGCGCGCCTGCCAACTTCATTGCAGGCTTTCCGTTTAGTGTCAGCATGTTGCCGCTGCTGTCTGTAATTGTTGGCCGTGCTGCGTCGCTTGTTTGTGACAGGTTGTTGCTGTTGGCCTGATCGTACCACTTAGACACCTTCACTTCTGCGCCGCTGGCGTATGTTTCAAGCGCGCTTTGGTTTAAGTCGCCGTTGCTGTCAAAGCCAATGTCTTGCGTTGTGCTGCCGTTGGTGACTTCAATGGCGTTGCCTGTGTAGGCCGCCCGCAGACGTCGCAAGCCGTAGGCTGCTGTTGCGCCGCTGTAGTTGTCAAGCAGGTCGTCGCCAACCTCCTGATGTGTGACAATAAAACTGTATGAGCCTGCTGTAGATGTTGCCAGAGCAGCCATGTACAGGTCTATCTTATCAAACGCCGTGGCCAGTGTGTCGTTTAGTGCAGGCTGATTTACAGGCAGCGCCAGCCAGCCGCCGTCGGCTGCTCCGTGTAAGCCCAACAATCTAAAGTATATTTTTCGGCGTATGGCAAAGCCGCTGGCAGGCGTGTCGCCTTGCGCGCTTACCTTTTTGCCTGTGCCGTCAGGCAGCACGGTGTAATATGATTCGAGCGTCTCGCTACCAATAACGCCAGCCCAATTTTCAGCAAACTTACTAGCTGCTTGCACATTAAAGCCACGCGTCACAGGCAAATTAGGCGCAACAGGTTGGCCCGTGCTGCCACTGGTTGGTACAGGCACACGCACAGCGTCCTGCACTTCTGTTGTCACGCTTATCGCGTCGCGGCCTGTCTTGCGCAGCGTCAAATCCACCTCGCACGCTGTGGCATTGAGCTGCCAGTTGACGGGCGCATAAGACGTCGCAGTGTCCAGATCTTTGTAGAAGTTAAATGGCGACGGTACTGCTGCACTTGTGCCACGCAGTACAATGCTTCCGCGCTCTAAACCTTTGGGTTTGTTGTGTCGTGCAAGCGTCTCCTGCACTGCCAGCGTGTTAATCTGTCGCTGCGTGTTGTTTGCCTGGCACACCCATTTTATTGTGCTGCCGTATACGCCCGAACTTGTCTGCACTTCAACGCTGCCAAAAAATCCACGGTCGCCGATGACAGTTGTGCCCAGGTCTAAACTGCCGCGCCCGTTTACGGTGTTGGCAACGATATCGTAGTTAGGCACCAGCTCTAGCTGATCGCCTGTGAACTTGCGCACCTGAAATGTTTCAAGCGTTAATGTCGTGGCCGCTTTGTAGGTGCTGCTCAACGCTAGGTTTTCGTTAAAGACGTCGTAGTCTACTGTGACAGACAGCCCGACTTTCTCTGTCGGTGGCGGCGGTATGATAATTTCACTAACAAACACTCGCGAACCTGCGTAGTTAACCAGGTACTTGCCTGTTGTATCTACTGGCACGTAGTAAAACACAGACACGCTGCTGCTGTATTGTGGGTCAATGGTGACAGCTGGTGTGTAGTCAACAAGTCCCAGGGTTGTGCCTACGCTTTGCAGCAGTCCGCTGTTTTCTTGTATGGTGTTCTTGTAATACTGCGCGGCGCTAGAGGTCGCAAATTTAATTGTGTACTTAAGCACAACTTGCCCGTAGCTGTAGTCATCAAGTGAGAGCGCGGTGTTGTCAAGAACAAAGCTCGCCTGCAACCAATACAGGTCACTGTCTGGCGCTGTGTCCGCGCCCTCGTACGTCACCTCTGTATCTGTAAACGTCTCTGGCACTGTTTCATTGTAGCCGCCAACTAACGTGGCGCCGTCTAGTGTGTCACGCGTCACGCGCACCTCGTTGTGTGGCGCCGTGTAGCTCAGCCTCCATGCGCCGTCTTTTTGCCGCACGTCATTGGCCGCATCTTTCTGGAATTGGTATTCTGATATGACGTCGCGGTCTACCTCTGTGCCGTTCCACTGCAACACTGTGCCAGGCGTCCGCTCACCAGCCAGCGCCACAGGCAGCATGTGCCAGGCGTCGCCATAGCTGTACAGGCGCCACTGGTATGTGATGCACAGCGATTGCAGCAGATCGTAGCAGCTGATGTATTCCGTGGCGCCGCTGCTGTTTACAGAGCTCCACGGGTTCGTGTGAATGCGCGAGCGCTTGATGCTTTTTAGATCCGTGCCTGCTGGGTGCGTCTCCGCAGCCATGATGTAGTCATCTTCAGAATAAACGTCCTCCGCCCAGGCCAGCCTATACTCCGTGCCGCTGTTCTGCGCGTTCAGGTATGTGTACAGAGACCACTTTTCCTGTATGTTCTTGACAATATCGTAGACCGTTTGGTACCCAGTGTAGGCCGTGCCCGAGTTATTGTAATCTACATGCCTTAAAAGGCTTAATCCGTCCGTTGCGACAATGGTCACCTCCTTGTTGGTGCTGTCCTCATTTACCTCGAACTCTTCCACCAATATGCTGCCCACCCAAATGCGTGTGCTGTAGCGCAGCACCTCTAGCAGGTAGTCGCCGTCAGTGCTGGTGGCCAGTGCGGTCAACAACAGATTCAGTTTGGCGTGGATGGCAGCAGGCCACAGCGTCGTGACTTCGCACCGTGAGTGCATAATGCCTGGCACTAGCGCGCTGTCGTCAACGCTCTCGTACTTTAGGGCAAAGCCGTTGGCAGCTAGCGTGAACTCTGTTGTCTGATCGCTGCCGGCTGCAGTGCGAATGATGCGCACCTCGTAGCTGTCCTCATTCAAGGACTCTCCAACACCCTTGGCTAGTAGGTAGCTGCTCATGCGTAACGGTTGCGGGCGCTGTTGCTGCGTGCGTTGCTCAAAAATATGTCGTCGCCCTTAATGCGTCCGACCACCTCGACAACGCCGCCGCCCATCATGTCCTTCAATTTACTCAATGGCGCTACAACTTCAGGATCAATGGCTGCGTTTTTGTTGTCGCCAACCATTGCCATTGTTGGCCCGTAAGCAAGACCGCCCTGCGCTAAGGCAGGTATGCCAACTCTGTTAACTAAAGCCATGCCCGCAGTGAGCAAACCAGCCATGACAAACGGAAACGCTGGCCCTGTGCCTGCAGCACCTTCGGCACTATTCTGCAAAATTTTAGCTTTGGTCTGTGCGAGATAAGCAATAATAACTGCGCGAGCGCTTTCCAGCATGGCCTCTTTGAATGTGGCGGCCTGGCCAACTGCATTGCCAATGCTGTCAGCTAACACCTCGCCCATGTTTTTAAATGCCGCTGTAGTTGTTTCTACAATCGGCTTGACTTGCGCCACTGTTGTTTTCACTGCATCCAAACCGCTTGACACCTCAGTTGCAATCACCTCGCCCGTGCCCTCAAACAATCCGTTGAAGCGCTCCATTATTTCTGCCTTGGTGGGCAGCGCGTCCTCGCCGAGCAGGTCAATTTTCTCTGCGTAAATCGCCTCGTTGATGCCTAGCACAAAATCGTCACCAATTTCCTTGCCCACTTTAAACAAATCTCCACCAATCTCTGCAAAGCCGCCTGTTATTGCATCAAATGCACCAGACAAATCGCCTTTAAGCGCCAATGTTAGCGCTTTGAATATGGTTTTAAAGCTGTCTGCTACAGCTGTGAAGGCTGTGTAAATAGCCTTCCCTGCATTGACGAAGGCTGTCTGCACAATGCTGATTAGCACACGCAAAGGCAGCACGTTGTTGTACAGCTCAATCATCAGGTTGGTTGCCGCTGTAATGATGGGCCGAATCTCGTCGTAAAAGTAAATGAACGCGGCAGTGAGTGCGCCGATGGCCAGCACTGTCACGCCGATGGGCGAGGCCAGCAGCGTAATTGCCTTGACTACTCCTGTGATGCCAATGATGGCAGGACCGAGCGACGCAGCAAATGCGGCAATGGCAATGCCAATGCGCTTGGTGCTGTCGTCCAGCTCTGTAAACTTCTGCGCCAGGTTAGTGAATGCGTCCAGCGCCTTGCTTGCAAAAGGCAGGAGCTGCTCGCCTAGTGAGGCCGCAGCCAGCTTAGCGTTGTCCAGTGCTGTGCTGAACTTGCCCGACACGGTTTGGCTTAATCGCAGCATAGCGCCCTCAGCAAAGCCGCCCTCTTGAGCAAAGCCCTGCAGTACCTGACTAAACTGCTCAACACTTACAGCGCCTGCGCCCAGCTTATCTGCAGGCAAGCCTGTCGCCTCGCTCAGTGCAGTAAAAATTGGAATGCCGCGTTCAGCGAGCTGGTTCAAGTTCTCCAGCTCCACCTTGCCTTTTGCGTTGACCTTGGCAAAGATGGCTGCAATCTCGTCAATGCTGCTGCCGCTGGTGGCTGCGATGTCGCCAAGGAACTGCAGCTGATTATTGACCTGGCTGATGTCTGTACCGCTGGCAATTAACTGCCGTGCCGACTTGGCTACTGCGTCAAGCTGAAATGGCGTCTTAGCTGTAAACGCTGTGAGCTGCTGCATCATCTTGCCTGCCTGCTCCACGCCGCCCGTCAAGCTCACAAACGACGTCTCCAGCGTCTCCAGATCTGCTGCGCTCTTCAGTGCTGCCGCGCCTACTGCTGCCAGTGGCAACGACAAACTGCGCGTCATGTCCTGACCCATGCGCTGGATGTTGCTGGTCATGCTGCGCAAGTTGCGCTGAACGCGTTGCAGCGATTTATTCAGGTCGCGTGTGTCAGCTCCTATCCGTACTACAAGATTACCTAGTTTACCCATTTTTCTTAGCTATTGCTTTTAACTGTGCCCAGCCTGTATGTATACCAGCCCTGGGCTTCTCTTCCCACGGAAACACTGCCAAATCTTTAGGCTTGACGTTGCTTCCTTTCTTAGTGTGCACGTTTAACAGTAACGCGGTTTGCCATCGTGTACGCTCCCAGTCTACGCGTTGCTGCGCCTCCTGAGCTTTGTACCGACCGCGCACCGCGTTGCCAAACTCCCTGAATGTCAGATCATACAGAAGGCAAGGACTCAGGCCTAACAGCCCGAGCCCAAGCTCTTCTATTTCGTCCCATTCAAGTGGCTTGTTGTCTCCTGGTTCTCCGTTTTTTTTTGTGGAGTCATAGAAGATTCAATGACCTCAACAACAGCAGTTAAATCCTGCACATCTATCAATCCTAGAAAGTCGTCCACCTCCATGTCAAAGGTCATGCCTTGTTTTTTGCAGCCCTCCTGCACAAAGTAGAATAGCAGCTCAGGCATCAGGGTAACATCCTCGCTGTCGATGTTTGCCACCTTGTGGCCAGTCGCTTGCTCAAAGCTGCGCCAGGCGCGCATGTTAGCCTTGACTGGGAATGTCCGTCCGTCTAGGGTGATGGTCATGCGCTAGGTACGAATGTTGGGTCAGTGACGCACTCGAAAGTAGCAGTGTAAGACGCGTTGTCTTCAGTGCCTGCGCTCAGCTCCAAGCTGGTGCAGTAGGCTTTAAAGTCGATGTCCATGTCGTCAGTGATTTCAGTGTCGTCAGACTGCTGAAATGATGCAATAGTAACGTCTAGCTTCTGGCCTGCCTCCATGTCAGCGAACAATTCCTCGTAGCCGTTTGTAGCGTCGGCGGCATAAAATGCTGTCATGGTCACGCTCAAGGTCTTAAGCCCTGGCAAAATTGCGCGGTAACCGCCGTTGTCTTTTGTTGTGGTGTCACGTGTCTCAGTGCTAAAAGACACAGACAAATCTGTGAGGTGGTCCACCAATACTGGTGTTGCACTCTCATTTGCGAACGCAACTCTCAACTGAGAGCCGTTCATAATTCCTGCTGTTGCTGCCATTATTTCTTGTTGTTGGGTTTGATGCGATCTGCAATAATCATATTAATCAGACTATCCAAATATCCAAAAATTTGGTTGTCTTTTTCTGTGGGTGTGAGGTTAATAACAACCTTCACGAATGCCATTAGGGCGAGGACTAGCTCAGCCCAGTTGTGTAAAATAAAGTCCATTAGTAAATGCTGTAATGCGTGTTAATGTTAGACTCAATGCCTGTGCGGTTAGCGCTTTGGTCGCTGTTGTACACAATGACTGACTGTAACTTACCGTCTTGATAACCAGACGCGCCCTGCTGGCCAATGTTAAACAACGTTGGTGTAAAATCTACCTGGTCCTCATTAGCTGTGCCCTTGCTTGTTCCATTGTAAAAGGACTCTTGGGTACTGCCAACAACTTGAAAACTTGCGACGTTGTAGCCAAGCACGGCGCTGTAACTAATTGTGTTTAGTGTGTTGTAAGAAAATGCGTTTTCTTGTAGATAAAAACGAGGAACAATCCCTCGTGAACCTAAGCGCAGACGGTCGTTGTACGTTGCAACCACAAGCAAATCTGTTAAATCCAAATCTCCCAGTAGCAAATTGTTTTGCAGCACGTCGTCAACACCGTCAAAATCAATGGCAGGCTTGCTGCCTTGAGTTATTACGCCTGCACTGCTGTCGTAAATTTTAGGCTGGTAATCTGGTGTGGCTTGCGTTGCATCTTTGTTGCCAACCTGTGTAAACCAAGTTTTTACAAAGCCATTGGTGTTGTTGCAAAAGGTCGCCAGTGCAGCTGTGTCTAAATTGCCTTGGTTGTCAAAACCTATGTTTTGCTCTGCGTCGTCAGACTCGCGCCGCACTGTGATTGCTGGGCCTGTGTATGCCTGTCTAATTTTGCGCAATGAATAGGCAGCCGCAGCGCCTGGGTACACATCTAACAACAAAGCCACAGGAGTAAGACGCGCAGTGTAGTCCTGGACGCTGATGTACATGTTGCGCTCTGCGCTTACCTCCGTCACTTCGTTTGTGTATTTAATAGATTGAATTGTGACAGTTTCAATTATTGTTTTGGCTTGCCGCGACAGCGCCGTCCGCACCTTGTCTGCAAGGTCGTTGGCTGCTGCGTACGTGTCCGCCACGCTAAACACCTCCAGCTGCGCCTCGTCTACTGGCGCGCTTTCCTTCGTGTCAACGGGCGTGTTGGACACAACGCTGTAAACGACGTAAGGCGTCGCAGCGCCCTCCTCTGCTAGCTCTGGATATATGCGCGTGCCGACCAACGCGGACACCGCGCTGTCGTCTTTTAGCATGCTGTAAATGGCGGCTCCTACCTTCATCTCATAAAGCGTTCAAATTCCTGTCGCAGCAGGCGGTTGCGCAGCTGCTTCATGCGGTTGCTTGTCGCCTTCTGTGTGCGCGTAAACAAGCCCTTGTTGCGTGCTGGGCCAAAGCCGCTGCCGTTCTCTACAATGCTTGCAAACCATCCGTTTTGCCTGTTGCGCTTCATGCTGCCACCGCGTCGGCTTGTCTTAGGCCCTGCCAGTGTGATCGCCTTGTTGCTGCGTCTAAAGGTCTTAATGCTGCGCCGCAGTGTGCCTGGCCGCGTCATGGTTCGCACGTTGTTGCGCACGCCGTCCTTGCTGCCTCGGTTACGCCCTGGGCCTGTGCCCTTGTTGTAGACGTAGATGTCGTCTTTCGCGTCTTTGATGTTAGCACGCAGCGCGACGTTGTACACTTCAGCCACGCGTTCGTCAATGTCACGCAGCTTCTGTGCGTCGTTCTCGCTCCACTTGGCCAGGCGCGCAATCTTGCGCTCCAGCTCCTTCATGCCGTCTACCTTAATCGCTGCCATCACTCAGATACTACGCGTTCCGTGATAAAGTGCAGCTCATTCTTGCGGCCAATCTCCTGCACAGCTAGGATGTTGTAGATGTCGCCGCCGTAGCTGATGCGGTATTTGGGCGTGACAGCTCGCGTCTGTGTGCTGCTGCGCACGCGCCACGTCACGCGGTTTGTGCTTGTCTCCTGCTCCTCAAGTACAGCGCTGCTGGCGCTCTTGTTGTCCAACGCAGCCCACACCGTCACATAGGTAGACCATGACGGCACGGTCTGGCCGTA